ACTTACCAATTGGGTCATATGAAAATGGTGGTTATTTGAAGATCTATTCGTATCTATCAGCATGGAAGAAAAATTAAATAAAAAAGACATTTCAGCAATCATATATGTAATGATAATGGTTGTGGTATTTACATTAGCTCTTTAAAGGCTTCCGGTAAAGTATGTGGAGAAGCGAGAGAGCTTTCGTATATTTACGGGGTAAATGAGGCGCGAAGCCAAGCATTTATTAATTAAATAAAAGGTTATGTTAAATAAACAAAAAGTTAAAGGTTTTAGAGGTGATTTCGAAAAAGCAGTAGCACAATTAGAAAAAGATTATGGTGTTACTATTTCATTAGGTACAATTAGATTTGACGCTCAAGAATTGAGAGCAAAAATGACAGCTAAAGTTGGTGATGCACCAGTAAAAGCTTCAAAAGATGATTTCCAAATTGGAGATGTGGTTGGTATTAACCATAAAAAAGTTTCTCCTAATGATGAATTTAAAATTATTAAAATTAACAATAAGAACATTAAAGTTCAAGCTATTAATGTTGGTGATGGTAGAATTGGTGGTTTAATTAATGTTTCACCAAGTCTATTAGTTAAAAAGTAATTTAAAGGCTTCCGGTGAAGTGCTTGGAGAAGCAAGGAAGCGTTCGTATATTTACGGGGTAAATAAGGATAATTAATAAAAGTTATAAATTTAAATTAAATAGTTATGATGAATTCAGAAGATTTGCAAACAGCAAAGTATTTGACAAAAGAAAATATGAAGAGCTTAGCTCCAAGTATTTTTGCAGAAAAACCAAGTAGTGAGGTTTCAGATCACTACACACACATTCCAACAGAGCGTGTAATTGATGATATGGAGTTGTTGGGTTGGAAGCCAATTGATGCTAAAGAGGTTAAAGCTCGTAAAAGCTCAACTAAAGGTTTCCAGAAACACCTTGTTACATTCCGTAATGATGATGTTGTTATTAATGGAGATGATGGTGATACAGTTTTTCCACAAATTCTATTGACAAACTCACACGATGGAAAAAATGCTTTCCAATTCCAAGCAGGTTTATTCCGTTTAGTTTGTTCAAATGGTTTGGTTATTGCAGATACTCAATTTGAAGCAGTTAAAATGCGTCATATGGGGTATGATTTTGAAGATCTTCAAGTAATGATTAAGGAGATGGTTGAAAGGCTCCCATTGACAGTAGAGTCAATGAATAAAATGAAAGCTCAAGAAATGGAGCAAGAGCAAATTATTCAATTTGCAATGGATGCTATTAATACACGATTTTCAGATAAAGAAATGAAGCGTATTCAGATTGATTATGATGAACTCATCAAACCAGTACGTAAGGAAGACGCAGGTAGTGATCTTTGGAGTGTATTTAATGTAGTGCAAGAAAAAATCATTACAGGTGATTTTGATTACCGAGCAGGTGGTAAAGCACGTAAAGCTCGTGAAATTAAAAATTTCAAGCAAGACATGAGAATCAACAAAGAGTTATTTGAAGTAGCACTTGAGTATGTCAACTAAAGTAACTTGGTTAAATGGATGTTTTGATGTGCTCCACATAGGGCACATCAAACTCTTCCAAAAAGCTTGGGAGTTAGGAAATGACGTAGTAGTGGGGATTGATAGTGATGAAAGGATTCAGCAAGCGAAAGGGAAGGGTCGACCGATAAATACCCTACCGGATAGAATTACCTTTCTTAAAAGTATTAAGTACATAAAGGAAGTAATTCCATTCCACACGGATGATGATTTAAATTCATTAGTTAAACGCTTCCAACCCGAATATTTTGTAATTGGTGAGGAGTATAAGAACAAGAAGATAATTGGTAAAGAATGGGCTAAAGAAATGGTGTATGTCCCTAGGTATGGTAGGATAAGCTCTTCAAGTATTATAAACGGAACCCACAAAACGTGATATTTATCATAAAACAATAGAATTATGCCAACATATCCCAGCTCATCACTAAACGGAAGTGGATCTTTAGGAACGTCAGCTATGACGGCCGGTCAGCAATATACGTTTGAATTAGAAAATACACCGACGACAATTGGTTCGGTAGCTTACTTTACACTGGAAGCTAACTCAACTGCCAATCAAAATCTTCTTACTCAAACACCGGTAACAGGTGCTTTTGGTGGATTTTTAAATGAAATTGATGAAGGTTCTTTAATAGAAAATACATATGGGTTTTCCGTAAGTGTATTTGGTGATGGTGGTGCATTTACTTTTACCCCCAATATTACAATTCCCGCAAATACTTACTATCTTAAAACAACTGGTCGTGTAGGTTTGCAATTATCATAATATATACGTATGTATAGATGTTATAATGTTAAGGAGAGAAGTTTCGAGACGCCTTGGCGATAAAAGATTTAAATTAATAATAAATGAGTTATAATAAACAAATAGTTGGATTCACTGCCGGTAATTTTGATTTACTTCATCCCGGATATATCATTACTTTTGAAGAAGCTAAAAAACATTGCGATAAACTTATTGTTTTTCTTCAAGATGATCCTTCCCTACATAGAAAATCTAAATATAAACCCGTAATACCTTTATATGATCGTTATAAAGCTTTAATGGCTATTAGATACATTGATGAAGTTTATACTTATCAAACAGAAGATGAATTAAGACATTTAATTGAATTTCATAATCCCGATATTAGAATTCTTGGTGAAGACTATATTTGGGAGGGAAAACATGGAAAAGCAAAACCTTTTACAGGGGATGATTTACCTCCTAAAGTAATTTACACAAGTAGATCACATGGTTGGTCAACTACTAAATTAAAAGATTTAATTACTAAACAAACCATTAAACAAAATCCATCAATTACCAAATAAATTTGGAGAATCGAAGGATCGTTCGTATATTTACCATGTAATAAAAAATAATAAAGGTTATGAATCTAGGATACGCTTGTATTAATACTGCACTTAGTGCTAACAAAATTATGACAAATCGAACTATGCGTCGAAAAACTTTCGATGATAAAGGTATTGATTATGTTTCTGATCTTGCATTACTCAATGTGAAAGATCTCAAAACAATTGTTCAATGGAATAATGAAATGGGAATTAAATTATTTCGTCTTTCATCCCAAATATTTCCTTGGTCTGATGATTATAAATTGTCAGATTTAAAAGATTATGATGAGATATGCGAGTTGATGCTTGAAATTGGTGAAATTGCTACAAACGCAAATCAACGCCTTACAATGCACCCAGGCCCATATAATTGCTTAGCATCCCCAAATCAAAATGTTGTTGAAAAAACTATTCGAGAATTAAATGTTCATAGTGAACAATTTAATATGTTTGGTTTTAAGCCTTCAAACTACAATAAGATTAATATTCATGTTGGAGGTGCATATGGTGATAAAGAATCAACATTGACACGATTTTGTAAGAATTTTGAGTTATTGCGTAGTGACACTAAAAAACGTCTTGTAATTGAAAATGATGATAGTCCAAATGAATATTCTGTTAAAGATTTATATGAAGGTATTTATAAATCTATTGGTATTCCAATTACATTTGATTATTTCCACCACAAATTTAATACTGGTGGTTTGACTGAAGAGGAGGCTCTAAAATTAGCTGCTACTACATGGCCTGATGATGTTGTCCAATGTTGTCATTATTCTGAAAGTCGTCGTAAAGAAAAACTTGATGAATCTATTAGAGCACAAGCACATTCAGATATTATCTATGATAAGATTCAAACCTATGGTCTTGAGCCTGATATTGTTGTTGAAGCAAAATTAAAAGAACAAGCTGTTTTTAACAATTGGTCATTATCAAGACCTATGCAATAAAATTTGGAATCCTAATAATTCATTCGTATATTCACGTATAATAAAGATAGATATGTTACTACCATTTAAAAAAGATTTCCTCGAAAAACTCAATACTGAAGAAATGATTAAATTTAATGAACTGTGGGCAAGTGTAGAACGTCATGGTTTAATTATTGAAGTTATTTATACAGCTCTTGAAGAAATGAAATCAAACCCTGAATCATCTCCACTACTCTGTTTGCAGATTGCTGCAGAAGATTGGGATTGTTAAAAGTTAGTTCGTATATTTAAGTATAAATTAAAAATTAAAGTTATGTCACAAAAAGTAAATGATCCTAAAATTGAGCTAGTTAATGAATTGATTTTGCTAACAAAAGTCACAGAAGAACTATGGTCATACCATCCAGAAAACCCTAATAAAATTGATGTTGAAAAACAATATTATACAGTACAGGGTAGAATTACTAAACTACAAGACGAAATATCAAAGTTAGATAAGTAAAACATTCGTATGCTCGGGTGGTGGAATTGGTAGACACGACAGACTTAAAATCTGTTGATCTGAACAGATCGTGCGGGTTCGAGCCCCGCCCCGAGTACAAAACACCCCAAAACGTTATTTTTTTATAGAATGGACTCGTAGCTCAGCTGGATAGAGCAATACCCTTCTAAGGTATCGGTCGTAGGTTCGAATCCTACCGGGTTCACCACATAGGCATGTATCTCCTCAAGCTTATACCTTGTAGAAAGAGTAATTGGTTACATGAGAGTTCAAGTCTCTCCTTGCCTACCTTAAAGAAGATTTACATATGTATTAGTGATAAAACGTTATTCTACTTTTACACTCTCTATTACTTAATGTATAAATTCCTTCTTACCCTTGCGGTTTTATTACTGCCTTTATCTTTATTTTCCCAATCTCCAGATGCCATAATAGGTGATGTAGAAATTGAAACTGGATGTATTGGTGATACACCCTTCTACAATATAAATTATGTTGTATGGAATTTAGGAGGGGAAGAAATTACTAACTATTGTATTGAAATATGGAATGAAGATTATTATCAATGTTTTAGTAGTGATTTATTTGGAGCTTATGGAATTCCACCTGGAGAAGGTCAATCTTTTATTACTCCTTATTTTGAAATGGATGGACCTGGTAGTCTTTTTACTATGAGTGTAGATAATGTAAATGATGAAATTGTAACAGGTAATAATAATGAAACTATATGGTTACCTGAAATACCTGAGTGTCCTGTTGATTGTTTAAACGATACAATTACTATAACTTTACCACCAGATACTATTATACAAACGCAAACTGACACCGTTATAACGCAAGAATACGTGTATTTAACCGATACAATTGTGGAATACATAGCAGACACTGTAGTTGTAGACAATTACATATATACAGTAGATACTTTGGAAGTTGAAGTTTTAGAATATGTCTTTTTAACAGATACTATTAATGAAATTATTGAAGTAGATTGTAATACAGGTTTGCCTTGTAGTGAGTTAATTATTAATGAGTGTTGGCCCTGGAATGTTTTTATACCTAATGTATTAACTCCAAATAATGATGGAATAAATGATGTTTGGGAAATAATTTTTGATTTAGAGTGTTGGGTTGATGTAGAATTTAAAATCTATAATAGATGGGGGAGTTTAGTTTTTGAGGGTTATGGAGAAGATTATAGTAGTTATCCTTATTGGGATGGTAGTATGCAAGGTGGACCCTCTTATGTGGCTGATGGAATATATGTTTATACTTTCTATGCTAGAAAATATAATTCCCCAGAAATATACCAAAAATCTGGGCACCTTACAATTTTAAGGTGAAATAGTTTGGATTACTAGTATTTATACCATATATTACAGTTTTAATTTTAAATATTTTATAAAATGAGTTTGGAAGATACCCTGTATGAAGTATATTATGAGGTCCAAAAAGAAGGTTTATCTAAAAAATTTGATAAACAAGTAAAAAAAATGCAAACTCAAGATAAGCATAAATATAAAACTATTGCTGAAAGGTGGGAATATGCCCTTTATAGAATTAAAGGTGGTGTGTCAAAAGAAAAATATTAATATGGTTAATGTAGATAGTTTATTTAATTTATTCCCACCTGAAGATAATTCAGACAGGGAAAACGATACTGTCTATATTGATTTTAGAGAAACCCCAACTTATTGGTTAGGTATGTATAAAAAATTAATACTTAATCACATAAATTTTAGAAAAAAAGCAATATTATTCTTAAAACAAGCTAACTCAGAATTGGATGTTAAGGAAATGAGTGAAGCTGGTGAATTTGTTACCTATAATAGAGCTTGGTTTTATATTAAAAAATTAGATTTATCAGATCCCATACATAATGAAGCAATTGAAGATTTTTCAGATGACTTTTTAGATACATCTTTAGAACTTGGAATAAAATTTTTTCAAGAAATTGAAGAGTATGAAAAATGTGCTCATATCTTAAAAATATTAAAAAAATCACAAAATTTTTTACCTTAGTTTGGTTAAGCCCTTTCTTTTGGGTACCTTGGAAATACGGGATTTGAAGATATTTAGGAAAATAAGGGAATTAGGAATATAGGTTGGAGTGATGATGAGGGGGTTGTATATTGGGGGAATATTAAAAAATAAAATAATTATGGCATTTAGAAACAAAGAATTAGTAGACAAAAGGTTCGTTCAACTTAAGTCTAAAGTTAAAAATCTAGATTTAATGGTATCTAGGGGTAAATCAACAGCTCAAGATTTTAGAGCAGAATTAAAATCAACTTATGAATTTATTGAAGAGTTTGAATCCTTAATTGAAAGAGAAGCTTCACCCCTAAGAAATGGGTAATTAATAAAATAAGAGTTATGAAATTAACAGCAGAAAAAATCCAAATGAATTGGGTTGAATTTATGAGTAATATTGATACTTATATTTCATCCCCTCGTAAAGAACAATTAATTAAATTTTATGAAAAATATGCGGAGCGTATTATGCTTATGCCTGCTGCCCATAAAAAAGAATACCATTCTGCCTTTCCTGGGGGTTATGTAGATCATGTTAATAGAGTAGTTAAAGCTGCTTTATCAATGTCTGCTGTTTGGGAAGGTTTTGGTTGTGATATGACTACATTTACCACTGAAGAATTAGTATTTTCAGCTATAAATCATGATTTAGGTAAAATGGGAGATGATAATCATGAAGCTTATATCCCTCAAACTGATAAATGGAGAAAAGATAAGTTAGGTGAAGATTATATGTTCAATAAGGAGTTAGCATTCTCAGCTGTCCCAGATAGAGGATTATTTCTACTTCAAGATAATGGTATTAAATATACTTTTAATGAAATGGTAGCAATTCAAACACATGATGGGTTATATGACTCAGCAAATGATAAATATTTAAAAGGCTATATGCCCGAACAAAAACCACGTACTTCACTACCTTTTATACTACACCAAGCAGATATGATGGCTGCTAGAATTGAATTTGAGATTGAATGGTTACCTAAATTTAAAAATAGCTTGGATAAGCCACAAAAGAATTTTACATTAGATGATAATAAGAAAACCTCCACAAAAAATAAAGCATTAGGTTCTATTAAAAGTGAAGGTTTACAAAATATTTTTGATAAACTATGACAATTGGAATTCCAACTATTATAATAATTTTACTATCAATTTTAGTAATTATATTAGGTTTTACAACTTTAAATTTATTACGAAAAAATGAAAAGGCGGAAGATATTGTTGTAGGTTATTTAGAATATTTAGATCAAATCTCAAGAGTCATTGAAGCATCAGATTTAAAATTAAAAAAAATTGACATTAAAGGATCTTTTGCTAGTGATGATGAAATAGGTTTCTTTTTTAAACAAATAAAAAAAATACAAGAAATTTTAAATAATTTCAAATTGAAGAAGATTAAGTAATGGATGAAATAATTAGAAGAAAAAAAGCTCAAAAACAAAAAAGAGTTTATTTTTCAAAAGATACAGAGGCGGCGATTGTAAGATACAATCGCTCTTCTGATCCCGAAGAAAGGAGCAATATATATCAAGAAGAAATTCATTGGGCCTTTTATAAACTTACAGAAAATATTATCCATACATTTAAATTTTATTATACTGATGGTGTTGAAAATTTAGAAGATTTACAACATGAAATTATTACTTTTTTATTATCAAAAATACACTTATTTAACCCTGAAAATGGAGCTAAAGCTTATTCATATTTTGGTACTATAGTAAAAAGATGGTTAATAGTATATAATCAAAAAAATTATGGTAATAAGATTAAAAATATAGCCATAGCCGATCTTAATAAATACTCTCAACTTGATACATCAGATCCTTCATTTATTGTTAGTAAAACTAGAGAAGAAGCAAGAGATTTAATCATCCAGGATGAAGAATTTAGTAATAAAGATTTAAATACTAAATTAAACTATAAGTATGAAGATAGATTATCTTTATTTATAGATCAATATGTAAAATATTGCACAGATAATATTTATATTATTTTCCCTAAAGGAAATGATGCTACCATAGCAGATGCTATTTTAGAACTTTTTAGAAAACGAGATAATATAGATGTTTTCAATAAAAAAGCATTATACATCTACATAAGAGAAATGGTTGATGTAAAAACTCCAAAAATAACCAAAATTGCTAATAAATTATATGGTATTTTTAAATTAAAATATCTATTTTATTTAGAACACGGGTATTTTCCCCCAAAATAGTTTTAGAAGTGCATATTTATAATCAAAAACATTATGGGACAATTAGATTCACACGTTTTTGGTGGTAAGAAATTTTCAGATCTTTTAGAAGAAATCTACAATAACCAAAAGAAAAGAGACGCTCAAGTTGTTGCTTTAATTTCAGAACTAAAACCTTTAGTTCAAGAAATAGGAGATGCTACTCTTATTGTACCTCTTATTAAAGAATATATGGAAATTGGAGTTAAAAATGATGAGGCTCTAATTAAAATGGCTACTATAGTTCAAAGAGCATTACAAAATGTAGATGAAGATGGTGGGTTAGGTATTACTGATGAAGAAAAAGAACAACTTTTAGCTGAAATGGATAAGTTAAATAATAAAGAAGAAAATGCCTAAAACCCCAACAGGATTAAGTTCATTAAATCCAACTCAAAATCTAAAACTACAGGATTCAAACATTTTTCCTGCTAGAGTAAGATTTGCAATGGTTGATGATAAAACTCAAAGTCAAATATTTAAAGACTTTGGAGAATGGAGTTCTATTGGGTGTATTTTTTTCGATAAAATTAATATTCCTAACCCAAATCCTCAGTTTACAACAGATAATTTTGCAAGACCATTATTTCCTAACAATTCAAATATTCCTTTACATAATGAGTTAGTATATGTTATGGCATTACCTAATAGTAATATTCAAGCTGATGTTAATGATTTAGCATATTATTATTTTCAAGCTATTAACGTATGGAATAGTACTCACCATAATGCTATACCAGATCCAATTAATGGAGATTCCCAACCACCTTCCCAAACTCAAGATTATCAGCAAACCCAAGCTGGGTCTGTAAGAAGAGTTTCTGATGGTAGTACTGAAATAGAATTAGGTAATACTTTTCAAGAAAAACTATCAATACGAAATCTTTTACCTTATGAAGGAGATTTAATTTATCAAGGAAGATGGGGGCAATCATTTAGATTTGGATCTACAGTAAAAAACGCAAACATACCTAACCCTTGGTCCGAATCAGGAGAAGATGGTGATCCTATTACTATTATAAAAAATGGACAACATGAGGAATCAGAAGAATCTTGGGTACCTCAAGTAGAAGATATCAATACAGATAAATCTAGTATTTATTTAACATCTAATCAAAAAATTCCAATAAAATTAAATAGTTCTAATTATAATTCATATGATAACTCACCTGAATCTGCTAATTTATACAAAGAAGAACAAGTTATTATTAATTCTGGAAGATTAGTTTTAAATTCTAAATTAGATTCAATATTAATTAGCTCTCAGGATACAATAAATTTAAATTCCCAAAACAGTTTAAATATAGATACTCCAAAAACAATTGTATCCTCAAAAAATATTTATTTAGGGAATAAAAATGCATCAGAATCAGTAATATTAGGTGATAAATTTTTAGGAGATTTATCTAAATTATTATCATCCTTAATTTCACTATGTGGAGCCTTAGGTACACCTATAGGATCAGGACCACCATTTGCTATTAATGCAGCTATTCCAGGCCCAGCTACTGATACATTTGTTAAAGCACAAAATATGCTTAATAAAATCGAAAAGTATAAATCTAAAGTAAGTAAAACTAAATAATGTCTTTTCTATCTAAACTCTTAGTAAAAAGTATAACTAAAACTATTAAAAGCACTGCTAAATTTGAATTAGCAGTGGATGATTTAATTGAAAAGTTTAAAGATAGTTGTCCTCCAAAGTCAGAATTATTAAAAATAGTTCAACAAAAAAATCAAATACAAACAGCATTACAAAATGTTGTAGATGCTTTTACATCTGTACAACAAACAGTAGATATAACAGATACATTAGTTTCAACTGTAGGAGGAGCGGTTAAAATAATTAAAACCCTACCATTTCCTGTATCAGTTCCACCAGGGGTAGGTATTCCTGTTAATGTTATTACTATTTTAGCTGATTCTTTAGATACTTTAGGTGATTTATTAAAAGGAGCAAAAGGAGCATTAAAAATAGTCCCCACAGCCTCCCAATCAATAACATCAGCAGCTCAATCTGTTATAACAAAACTTCAATCATTAGATTTAGTTTTAAATAAATGTATTGAAGATTTAGCAGAAAATGGAGGTGCTAATGGTGGTCCTATGACTCAAGAAGAAAAAAATGAATTAATATTAGAAATTGGAAGTGTAGCAGCAACATCAGGAAATACTACAAATGTTCAAATTAATACTACAAATGACCAACTTTTACTAAATCAACTCAACCCGGATTCATTAAATCCATTTTTATATCGAAGAGGTTCAGATAAATCATATGATTGGAAATTAGAAATAGAATATAATGCTGATAATGAATTTGCATTTCCTGAAAGAAGAATAAAAGCTATTAATATTAATGAAGATACTAAAAATGTTTTTAGAGGGGTAACCATTTATAACTTACAATATGGAAGATGGTCATATAGTACATCAGTATTAGTACTAATTCAAGAAGCTCAATTTAGAATAGATCAACTTAATGTAGGATGGTGGAGAATTAATAATCCAAATTTTTCTTTACAAGCAGCAGATGTTTCTAGAGATGTAGGTGGAACATTAGGCGGTGATGATTCAACAGTTGGTGGAACTCCTACTACAGGTTCAAATAATACAACAACAACTACAACAACAACTACAACATCAACAACTCCTCCTATAGTAATAACAGGTCAATTAAATTCAATTCCAATACCTACTAATTTAAATAATGCTATAGGGTCTACAAGGATAGGACAAGTAATAACTACCCTTCCCTCACAATCAATATCAATTTTTATTGATACCGGAGAAATAGTACCTCAATATGGTACTTTTAACAATAATCCTTTTGATGATGATGAAACTTATGCTCAAGGTGAAATTAATGTAAAATTTTGGCCTAATTTAGGTCAAGGTTTACCAATAACATATTATGCAGAACAAGAATATAAAACATTTACTTATGTATATAATGAACCCGGAGAATACAATTGGAAAATAATGGTAAATCAATTTTTTAATGTTCTTGAAAACTCAGAAGCAAAAGTAGGAATTGAACCTCTTAGTTAAAAAAGCAACTAATTTAATATTTATAATAAAAAATGAAGTCAACAGAATTAAAAAACCTAATAAAAACAGCCGTAAAAGAAGCAATTCAAGAAGAATTGAAAGAAATTTTATTGGAAGCTGTTAAGACTCCTACAGTTATATCTCAACCTAGTATAACTCCTCCTGTTGTAGAGCAACAAACACCACAACAACCAGTTATGTCAGCTTCTGATAAGCGTAATGCTTATCAAAATATATTAGGTGACACAGCTAAATCCTTTACAACTGCAAATGTTCCACAATCATTTACACCCCAAGCAGGATATGATGTAAGTAATGGAACATTACCAGCTGGAGAAGTAGATATGGGTATGATAGCAGGATTAATGAATAAAAAATAATGGCAAGAATAATACAAAGTAAATTCCCTATTGATTCTGTTGAAAGAAAAGCAGTAGGATTCAGTTTTCCCATAAATGGGCCAGCTGTCTTTGTACAAACCTTTACTACTAGAG